CCGTGCATTATACCCTGTATAATCGAACCTATGACCCCCCATCCCACCCTGCCCGACGAAGACGCCGACGCCAGCACTACCAAGCCTCTGCGAATTTATGACGGGCATCATCGTAAAACTAATCGCCCTACTATTATGACCTCGATGCGAATTTTTAAAGACCAGCGAGTAAAACTAGTAGCGCAAGGGTACGATGGAAATTCGTCAGTTCTTATAAGGCTACTACTTGATAAATTTTTTGCAGATGAAATTCCAGATGTACGAGAGAAATATCAACAGCTTTTAAACAATGCTACAAAGGAGTAAGTATGGCTAAGTATAGTGCCGATACTATCCCAGTATGTCTTGCTTGTGATAACAGCAACAAGAAAGATGCAACTCGGACGTGTAAAAGATGCGGAGTTACATTTTGTAAACATTTTATGTCCACTACGGATGTGAGATTTTGCGCTAATTGCATAGGAGATGTTCTCCTACGCGAAACTATAATGGAAAAAGAAATCTCGCACGAGCGGGCAGACGGTACAGTTTCTTTTAGTAGAAAGTACCAAGCAAGGAGGATTACTTTGCAAGGTATTGATTGGTTATTTGCTTCTACTTTAATTGAAAATTCTTCTGATGAAGAACTTGAAGCTACGATAGAATATCATCGTGCAAATGTAGATTTGATGTTGATGGAGCGGGAATCTAGGAAACTGGAAAGAATTAAAAAGCTTGCCGGGATTAGAATTCCTCGATCTACTGCTGTCTCACAACATGAACGTGATAAGCAGATGGGTAAAGATGCAACGTCTGTACTTAAAGGCAGTAAGCGGACTAAAACAAAAGAAAAAGATATTACACCAGAAGCTATGCTTGCTGCTATTATGCAACTTGCATCTAATGGAAGCGCGGCTGATAGAGCAAAGCTGATTGCGGCTTTGGGAGGAGCGAGTAAATAATATGATAGCTTATGATAATCCATATGCAGGCGGGGCTTATAATCCTAATGATGTTAAAAACGAAGGCCAACGTGCTGTGCCGCGTAAAACAAATCCTACTATAACGCCTTTAGTAGATTATAAACGTGATGAAACATATCAAGAGATGCCGTCAAAATTAGAACCAGTTTATCCCGAAGTAAATAATATTCTTGAGCAACGCGGAAAACGCTATGGTTCTTTTGTAGGTCAAGCTCATGTTACAGATCGTCTCAGTTCTGCCATAGAAGACGAACTTCAAAAACGAAATAAAAAGCTACTCCCAGTACAGCAGCAAGCAATTAATATGATTGTAAGTAAACTTGCTAGAATTATTAATGGAGATTCTAATTATGATGATAATTGGATTGACATAGCAGGTTATTCACAACTTGTTGTAGATTATTTGCACGGAAAATTAACCTAAAGTAGAAAGCGGGCAAAAGCCAATGACAATTGAACAAGCAGTATCTAAATTTCACTGGATTAAAATTGGAGAAGATGGAGTGGCCGAAATGTATTTAGACCATCATTCTCTCTCGACATTTCGTTCGTGCGAAGCCGGATTTGAGCTTAGTATGATGGCTAATATTAAAGGCAAGCATAAAAGCTGGAATCTTGAGTTCGGGATTCTTTATCATAAGATGATTGAAGAATTTTATATAGCCCAACGAGATAATGTTTTTGATATAGATGCATGGCTCGCTCAAGCAGTAGGGCTTTGGCAAGAAGCTGAGCTTGATAACCAATTTGAAGAGCATAAGATGTACAAAGTGCTTGGAGGTCTTTATGGTTTTATTGCAATGCTTGGGCAGTATGCAAATCATTTTGCAGTAGAAGCAGATAGGCTTAGAGTTATTGGGATTGAGATTACATTTGGGAAGAAAAAAGAAGTGCCGCTGGGGGAGTTTAAAGTAGTAGATAATAATTATATTCTTGGCTTTAATACTCCTATCCGCTGCTACCTAACAGGACGCATCGACTTCCTAATGGACAACGGCTCCTCAATAGGCCCACTTGACCATAAAACAACCGCGTTCTTTAAAGGCAATCCGGCTAATTCCTACGACCCACAAGAAGGCATGACCGGGTATGTGTTTGCAACCAAATTTATTCTTGAATCTCGATTTCCTGAGCTTTTAGCGGGGCGTAAAGTAGACCGTATTTGGATGAACTTTGCACAGATTACGCCAGACGCAGATGCGCTTAAAAGATTTAAACGTGTGCCAGTGTTTAAAACCGAATTCCAACTAGAAGAGTATCGTAAAAGACAACTAAGAACTTTTCATAAAATCTACGATATGGTCATTGGTGGAGAACGTCCTGATTGGAACACTGCGGTTTGTAATAATATGTTTCATAACGAATGTCAGTACCGTAATTTGCACCGACAAAATACTAGCTCTTCTATGCTGAATGTACTTAATGCAGATTTTATAGTAGCAGCGCCTTGGAATCCAGAAGAACTTGATAAATAAAGGAGACTTATGAATCTCGGCCCACGTTGTGAAGTAATGCTTCCTAATCGACTACAATGTTCTAACACTGCGATGGACGGCATGAGCAAATGCTTGCTGCACACTCAGCTAATGCCTGGAATTACAACAGTAGACGAACAGAATCAAAACATAAACTCCAACCCAAGCGAAACTACTGATAACAAAATCTAGCCTAGAGGTAGTAAAAAATGTCATACGAAAACATATCAGGACTACTCGACTTAGACGCCGAGCAAAGATTTAAAATCGCATTAGTAGGTGAACCCAAAACTGGTAAGTCATGGCTTGCTATGACCGCTCCGGGACGTGTGTTTGTTGCGGATTTTGATTCGCGTTCGGAGTCGATTAAGGCGTTTATTAAAAAGAGTAGTAGAAAAAATATCACTGCTAAGTCTTATATCGACACCGAGCCCTCTAACCCCGTAGCGGTATCACAACTCGAAGTTGATATTGCTATGTTCGAGTATCTAAAGCAAAGTGGCAAAGAAATCCCAGAGTGGTTCGTGCTTGATTCCATTACCTTTCTACGAGCCGCCTGCGAGCACGAGCTTATCAAGCAGCATCCTGCAATGAGTCGTACTATTAAACTCGGGGCAAAGAATATTAAAATCCCTCAAGGATGGGATATTGTTAATGGAAATAAAGCGTATCTTGAATATCTTATCGGGCGGCTTTCAGAGCTAGGAAACGTGATCGCAGTATTTCACGAGCTTGACGAAAAAGATAACCCGCGTTCTACTAAAGAGCAGAAGGCTTATACAGGACGTAAAACAATTCAGCCTCAGTATCTTTCTTCGCTCCTAAGCATATTCAACGATATTTTTCGTATCACTATTGATTACTCAGGAAATCGTATTGTTACTGTTAAACCGACTTCTGAATTTCTAGCCTCTACTTCAATGCAACTTGGGGATACAGAAGAACCGGATTTGGGTAAAATGATCGCGAAAAGTAAAAACGCGTAAAGTTTGCACTAACCTGCAAAGATGTATTAAATTAAAATAAAACCAAACGAGGATACAAATCATGGCTTTTAAAATGAAAGTAAGCAATGAAAAGATCGAAGGACAAGATGTATTTCCTGCTGGTCAGTACGAAGTAAAGCTTGTATCGTTTAAGCCTGCTAAGAGTAAAGATGGTGCTTCAATCAATCTAAATGCAATGATGGCAATTACTAATCACCCGGAGTACGCAAATCGTAAGCTTTACGATTCTCTTAATACTCCCGGCGGTGCTTTTACTCAGCCAGATTTTGTTCATTGCTTCGGGCTTCCTATGGAAACTGACGGCAAAGAAAGTTGGATTCCGGGCGAGTGGGATGGAGATGTTGCTAAGTTTAAAGAAGACGACCCAAGCACTTGGGTTTACAAAGGCCCGCTTATTGGACGTAGTGGTAAAGTAGAAGTATACGTTGATAATTATAACGGGCGAGATAATAATAAAATTCGTCGTTATTTTTGCGCGGTTTCTGATTGCGCTACTAAATTTCCAAAGATCCGGCACAGTGCGGATTTGGCAAGAAAGTCGTAAATTATTCTTACGAAGCGGGGCGGCTTTTACAGCGCCCTTCTTTTTATCTAAAATCCTAGAGGAGATGCTATGATGCGTGATTGTGAAGTATGTAATGAAGAATTTGAAGTAGACCCAGAATTTCCTGGAGCTACAGTCTGTGACGACTGCGATGAAGAATTTGGCGAAGAAGAGGACGAAGATGACGATGAAGAAAGTGGCATTGACGACGAAGATTAAGCTCACACAAGCTGCATCTTCCGCTCTTGAAAATCAAACACCATCTGATAATAGACTTGTAGATGTACTTAATGGGAATAGTCTTAACTCTGACGCAACTCGGCAGTTGCAGCGTTGGATGGCGGCTCAAATTCTAGGTAATATGGGATATAAATTGGAGGAATAGTATGCAAGTAGGAGATGTTGTTTTCGCTGGTAAAAATGCTTTTAAAATTACTGGAATTTATCTTGGTGGAGTAGGAACACAAAATCTTGTGGGTTTAGAATCGTTGCTTAAAGCTCCGGGATACGCCGAAAATAAAATAGTAGAAATGTTCGTACCGGAAGAATTACTTATCATCGCTGGAGTTTACAGAAGGGTAGATTAAATGTATATTCCAAGCAAAGGCTCTCCTAGCGCACCTTGCTGGGTTATTGTAGATACCCCTATGTCTGGAGATGTAGATAAGGGGTATCTTTTTTCTTCTTCTACCGGATATGTTTTCGATAAAATGATGCAGGAAGCAGGAATTCCAAATTACTATGTAACCTGCTACCGCCCCGATACAGAGCATAATGATGCTTATGCTAATATTCCAGGAGATCTTAATCTTTACAAACCCCCGATTATTATCCCACTTAGCGCTATTGGGCATAAACTTCTTCCAGTAATGAGTCCGAGACGGCGCAAGAAAAATTTCAATCCCGATAAAGATTCCGAACTTTCTAAATACGCCGGAAGCTTAATGCAATCAGAACAACTTAATTACCCGCATTATGTAATTCCTACTTATCATCCTGTTGATATAATACGGCAATGGAAACTTCGAGATATTATAATAAGTTGTGATCTAGGCAAAGCAGCCGCGGAATTAGATTTTCACAAGGCAAATAACTATGCTCTCAACCCTCTTCCAATCCGAAATCCAAAAATTGATTTCGACTCGTTCGACGAACTTATCTGGTTACTTAATAGCTGGAACGGGCTTCCTTATATTAGTAACGATATTGAAACCATCTACCCGCGGGCACCTACAAAAACTCAACCCAGTCAATTTTACAAAATTCTTCCGGGCTATCCTGTCACTATTGGTCTTGCGCCTAGTAAAGATTTTGGCATATCTTTTGATCTATTTCGTGAAAGTAAGTCTGAGACGAGAGAACTCTGGCGGGTACTTTATAAACTCCTTAAAGATACTCCTAGTATCGGACAAAATTTCTTTAATTTCGATGCAAACTTCTACGAGTGTTTGGGATTTACTCTTCCGTTAGAGTTGTGTCGAGATACTATGATTTTGCATCATCTTCTTTGGGCTGAACTTCCACATAAACTTCAATTCTTGGCTCGCCAATATACTAGAGAGCCTTATTGGAAAGACGAAGGCGCAGGGTGGAGTCCTAAGAATATGCGCGGGATGAAAATATATAACTGTAAAGACGTTATGGTAACTTATGAAATTTTTGAGGAAGAAATGAAAGAATTGAAAGAGCGAGGGCTTGAATAATGTCAGTAATCAACAGCGAAACCCAAGAAGAACTATATCGCCAAATAAATGCGGAGTTCTCAAAGCTTGGTACTAAAATGTCAGATGAGGAATATGCCCATCGCAGTGACTTCTGGCAGCTTAATATAAAATTTATAGAATACGCAGATAATATGCGTATTCTTCTTCAAAAAACTGAAACAAACGAGGGCATTATACAATGATTAGTGTTGAAGTTTCTTCGATAGAATTTTACAACGCAGCAGTAACTATGCTTGAAGAGCATGGTATTACAGGTGAGTATGAGTATGTAAATCATGCTACTTATGGTGGTTGTTTGCTTCTTAAAAGCCCTATGTCAACAAATGTATCTGATGATACTATTGGGGCCCAAGTACTTAAACTCATAGGAGTAATGTCATGGCCAGTCAGCACAGAGACAACCCCGGAGAGCAACCAAGAAAATACTACTACCTCAGTAATAGCATTTGTGAAACCGACAATTACTGTACCGACCCAAGCTGCGGAGATTGTAACTGGAGAAAACTCCAGCGAACAATTTTCTGTATAGGACTTGCAATAAATCCCGGATTACAATACTATCATCTAGAAGCTGCATTTGAAGCATTGTATAAACCTCAACTCGCTAATTAACTAATTAAAGGGGCAAATAGTTATGGCAGTTCAAACCGCACCACAGTATCAACTTAGTTTTGCTTGTACTCTCGCGCAATATAATACAATGTGTACTGTTACTTTGCCGGCACTCGGCTCAGTAATCAGAGCGCCTCAGCAATTCCAAGGTACTTTTATTCACAACACTCCTGTTATTGGGCATTGTGATTTTAGTTACGAGGGCAAGCGGTGGCTTAAGTTTTATGATAGTAATATGACTTCGACTATGATTCCTGCTCTTACAGCAGGACTCGCAGCTACGCTAGGCGCTCCAGTACCAGAAAATCTAGCAAACAATCCTTCGTATTGGGGTGATGTATAATGATTAAACCTACTATTGGTCGTGTTGTTTGGTACCATCCTGACAAGCCTCATAATCAGCCTTGGACGGCTCTTGTAGTATATGTCCATTCAGATAACTATGTTAATCTTGTAGTTTTTGATGAATATGGGCTGAGTAAATCAAAACTAACTGTACCTCTCATCCAAGAAGGCGATGAAAAACCTGAAGGATTTTACTGTGAGTGGATGCCGTATCAAATAGGGCAAGCAAAACTTGCTAAATAGGACAAAATAGCGTGCAAGAAAAAATAACAGCACAATACTTACACGCGCTACAAAGCCTCTATCATCGTATTGATGCTAGGGGCATTGTAGTTGATCGTGGGAGACTTAGAGATGCTTCGGTATATATTGACAACGATATTAATAAACAGTGTGCTATTGTTAGCTCTCATTGGAGCATACCATGTTATATCGGGGCGGCGAATAAGCCAGATGCGGTTCTTGGAAACTCTATTAATCTCAATAGTAGTTCAGGTGCTAATACGCCGCTTCAACATCTAAAAAACATGGGATTTAAAATTCCCAAAGTCGGGGGTCGAGATGAAGAAGGTAACTATATTAGTAAAGAATCTCTCGCAGAACTCACTCTCCAAAAAATATATGCGACAAATCAATTTAACACCCAAGGCGGCGATCCCGCTATTCGAGCACTTCTTCGGATTCGGGAACTTGGGACTTTACGTGCCCGTTACATCAACGCGAATCTCTATAGAAAAAATGGACAAGAAATTTTTCTTAGCAATTACAACTGCGCTGGAACAGTCACAGGCAGAAGAGGTTCTAGAAAACATGCTTATGGCTATGGAGGTAATGCACAAAACTTTCCTAAACACGGCGAACTTGCTAAAATCTTCCGGCGTTGCTTGGTAGCACGTCCCGGCAAGATATTTCTAATGGTCGATCAAATGCAAGCCGAAGACTGGCCTACATCAGCACTTGCTAATAACACAGAAGCTCTTGATGATCTACGCAACGGTATTGATAGACATAGAAAACTCGGTTGTCTTATCTTTGATTTATCTTGGAATCACTATACTGATTCTCAGTGGAAAGACAGTATTGAAAGATTCCTTGGTAAAAAAACGCGTCACGCTAATAATTATGGCATGCGTGGTAATACTATGTCAGATTCTCTTGCTAAAGAAGGTCATTCACTAACTCCTCTTCAATGTCAACATATTCTCGACAAAGTAAATTTAGTAGATCCTTCCGTAGATAAAGTATTTCATAAATACATAAAGGATTGCTTATATGCAAATAGAACACTGCAAACCCCATTTGGTCGAGAACGAATCTTCTTTGGACTTCGTGGGGGAGAAGTCGGAAGCAACAATAAAATATTCAACGAAGCGTATTCTTACATTCCACAGTCTACGATCGCTGATAATAATGGATTTGCTGTCTATAAACTTGAATCAGGAGATTACAAAACAAGAGGCAATGTTATACAAGAAGGCCATGACTCTATTATTCAAGAGGTTGACGATTCTGTTGATGCTATCTGGACTGGCATCCAAAAGACTAAAACTGCATATTGTAGAACAATTCGCTTCCACAATGGAATTGAAGTTCAAGTCCCAACAGAAGGAGAAATTGGATACGATTTCTACGGAACCGAAACCTTTAAATCCAACATAACTAAGACTAAAAAACTAGAAGACCTCTCTTACGCGGACGTTCAAGCTTCATACTACAAGCTCCAAGAATATCGTGAAAAACAGAGAGACATAGATGCCGCCTCGGAAGCTAAATACAAATTGGATTAGTGCATATGCTACTGCTCTCAGTCCAATCACTGAGGCTCCTGAAGCATTTGTTATCTGGTCTGCAATTTCAGTTGTTAGTGCTGTACTTAAAAAGAAAGTATGGGTAAATCGTGGAACGTATAAAGTCTATCCGAACCAATATATTGTCCTTGTCGGGCCTCCTGGCGTTGGAAAAGGCACAGCAATACATCCGGCTCACTCGTTCATTAAAGAATTCAAACCAAAACTTTCCAATTACCTTTCGGATCGTATTACCGCACCTAAGATCATTGAGAAACTCGCAAGCGGATTTCAAACACAATCAGTAGTAGCAGGGCACGTTGTTACTTCTACTGAAAGTACAGCAGTACTTATGGCTACGGAGTTATCTACTTTCCTTGGAAGTTCAGATTGGATGACTTCTTTTCTTTGTGATACTTGGGATAGGAATGAATTTGAATATGACACTAAAAATAAAGGCACGAGCCATGTTAAAGATATGTGCGTTTCACTTATTGGTGCTTGCGTACCGGATTTCATACGTAAAATTAACGGAAAGCAAAACTCACAAGAAGCGATTAATGGCGGCTTTACAGCACGGACAATGTTCGTCTTTGCTAACGAAAAATCCAAAAAGCTCCCGTGGCCGGTATCTCTTGAAAATACTAAAGGAGGAAAAGAATTAATAGTAAATCTTCGCCACGACCTAGAATGTATTGCTTGTCTAGGAGGCGAGTTTTCTTTTAGCCAAGAAGCGTATTTTAAATGGGAAGCTTTTTACAAAACTATAAAAGCCGAAGATCACGATTCAGATGTAGTTCGTTATTTTAAATCCCGTCAAGATGTTCATGTAATGAAAGTCGCTATGTGTCTAAGCGCGGCTATGAATGATTCTTTGCAGATAGATTTATGGTGTCTTACTACTGCAATCGCACTCGTAGAAGGAGTTCTAGCAACTCTTGACGTGACTTTTAGAGGGGTTGGAGAATCTTCTCTTAGCGAAGCTACTGCTAAAATTCAAACCTATATTGAAAGAAAAGGTCTTACAACGCGCAAAGAGCTTCTTCGTGACAATCATCGTCATGCAACTATGGATGATATTGATCGTATTATAAACACACTCTACGCAATTGGAATTATAAACGTATATACAAAAGGCGGACAGCAATTTTATGAACACACTGCAAGAACTACTAAACCGACCGGAACAAAGCCTACAAATATCCCATGAAAATAACACTATTTTTGTCGTAGCTGGAAAACTTGGCCTGGAGGCGATTGAAGATAAAATTCTTATTCTTATTGATAAATTCAAATCCGGGTACGAATGTAAAGATTGTAATGAAACAGGAATTTACGCAGCGTGCCCTTGTTCGATTCGGGGAGAATTTGGAATTAAAGAAAATGGTAAAGCGTGTAGTTTTAAAGACGCTTGTACAAGACAAATTATCGGAAACACTTGTCTTACTTGCAAAGGAACAGGAACTACTCTCGCGCTTCCTGAAAATGCAAGAGCGATTCCTACGTCGGGAGTCATTGTATCGCTCGGCCCTCTCGCAACAAAAAGAAAACTTGGAGAGCGTGTACTTTTTGGAGCACATACAGGATATTATCTTCCGTTTAAAGGAACCGCAAAAATTAGATGTATGAGACAAGATGAGCCATTGTGTCTTATTCATGCAATAGATAATACCCAAACTTTAGGGGACTTTATTCAAATTGAAGAGTTTCAAACATAACAAGCACTAATAAACAAACAAATAGGGAAGCCCTTGATTGGGCTTCCCTATATTTTTGTCTTTTTACATTTCAACTAGCCTAATAACTAGGATACCACTTTGTCCCGTCATAGCACAATTGCAGTTGCTTGCTTACTACGGCAACAGACGCAAGCGCAATATTGCCCGCTGTCGTTGTAGTAAAAACTCCGTCGGGAATAATATTAATACATCCAGTATAACTTGCGTATGGGATAGTAATAGTTGCTATTGCTATCGTTCCGGTCACATGAAATAAACCATTAGTGGGAGCAATAGTCGTAGCTGAGGCAATTGCCGTTTGTGTAGTTGTAGCCAATAGCGGAGTTGTAATACCTGCTCCGCCAATAGTCAACGCTATTGACGCACTATTGAATAGGCCAAAAGTCACATTATTTGTAGGATTATTAGGGCTATATCGTACAAACGACATAACCATTGAATCGTATGCATTGCTTGACTGCCCAAAAATTATCTGGCAATACGATGAGTTGGCATTGGGGCAATAAAACGTTGCTGGAGTTGATCTGGTTTGCAAAACTTCGTTATCTATTACGTTCAAAGTGCCATTAGTAACTGTAGTTACAGTAGACGAGTTGACTGTTTGATTGCCAGTAAATGAATTAGTTCCTAGTGTTGCGCCTCCACCGATCAAAGAAAATGTTGAACCGTTGCTAATGCGAAGTGCGTTGTTCGTTACATTATAATAAGCCGCCCCAATAGTACTTGTATTAGTAAGTTCCACGTCCGCATAACCATAAGCGCCGCTAATGCCAGAAAACCGAGGAACAGTAACAAGTGCGCTCAAAGTAGCACTCATATTAGCAACATTAACAGGGCTCAAAAATTGACTACACGGCCCGCTTGTATTAGAACACAACGTCCACAAATACTGAGAGCCAATTGGAGTAATAGTATTAGTATTATTAAGAATAACACTAACATTACCAATACCACTCTGCGTTGCGGTAGAGAGCGGGGTTCCATTGTAAAACGGCGTTCCGTTAGAAGGACTATACAGCGCTACACTCCAACGCATGCCAGTCCAAACTTGAGCATCTGAATCTGTAATAGTAGCAGTTACAGAAAGTGTCTGGGCATAGCTCGTGCCGAAGCATAGGGCTAGTGCAAAGGTAAAAATTAACAACTTACAAATCTTCAACACAAGTAGCTCCTTATTTTGTTGGTGCGGTGGGGTTACAAATTAAATAAAAATATTCCTTATTATCGCTAGCAGTTGTATAACCGAATCTACAATTACTAAACAAACCGTCAGGTAAATTCATTGTAAGAACTGCGCCGACAGCCGGAATAGTAACTGGCGCGATGAAAGCTGGTATTGTAACAGCTTTTAAAATACCTGGAGCAGCAGCAAAAGTATAAAAAATTGTCTGTGTTTTAGTTGTTTGAAGTACATTAAATTCTTTTACCTTACCGGATGCTGGATCGCCTAATATATTACTATTTACCGTAATCAGTCGTTGACGATCATAACTACTTGGCCCTATCCATCCTCCAGTCGCATCTGGAGTAGGAGCAATCCCGTACCTATACATAGCACCAATAGGCATATTAACAATCGTACATCCTTGAGAATCGTCACAAATTTTTACCCAGCTTTGCGCTGTTCCACTAAGTACGAAGCTAAAAAAGAACAAACAGGGCAAGATTTTTTTAAACATTCTATCTCCTCTTGAAGTTTAAGTACAGCAAAAGCGCTAAGTTCAGCCCGTGTATTTACATCACATTTGTAAAAAATATTACGCATATGATTTGATACAGTGTGTACAGATATAGCTAAAATCACAGCTATATCTAAATAAGCTTTTCCTTCAGTGACATATTTGTAAACGAGAGCCTCCCGTTTAGTAAGAAGCTCTCCAGGTTTAGGTATAGGTTTTTTTCTATACATATTAATAGCAATAAATAGTAGTACTAAATGCAATTGGCCCTGTTGGATTTACACTCCAGTTAGGGGTATTTATAAATACTTGAAGCAAATCCCCTACTGCAATAGTTCCAGCGACATTCAACAAACTAGAGTGCTGCCCAGCTGTACTCCAAATAGTAAGGCTCTGAGTAGTCATTGACACTCCATTTTTGTAAAGAGTAAAGCTAGGTAGATCAGTGCCAATACCAACTGGCGGAGAACCACTAGCAACAATCTCTGTAACATACACAGAAAGACCACTAACAGTACATGCCACCGGAGATCTAGAACTAACACTATTATCAGTCGTAAGCACTGGTGGATCGCCAAGATAATAGTTTTGATTAGCAACTATAGTTCCAGTCCCAGCAAGCTTAAACAAAATTTTAGTTGCGGTAGGGCAATTTATACCATTAGATAAACAAACATTAATACTATTATTTTGAAGAGTACCCCCAATAACATTCCAAGTTTGACTTACAGTGCTAGATTTTATTTGTTGTATAAAACCACTAGGAGCTTGGGATTCGAGCCAAGTAAGATCAGGAACAATTCTTTGACAAGACGGATTATTAGCTGGCCCGTCTTGTCCTTGTGCTTGACATTCAACTCTAAAAATTGCTCCGCTTTCAGTGATTCCAAGTCCTTGATGTGGAAATGTATGAAAAACAAAAGCATGATTCCAAGCTCCTCCTACTTCTCTAATAGTAGGGGGAACTCCTTGCGCGTATAAAGCTTTAGTCGGGTCATTACTAGCTTGGTATCCGGTAGTAACATCTCCATCATAATACCAATCCGGAGTCTGATTAGCCCAATAATCTAAACCAACTCCATTTTGGGGAAATTGAGTTGCTAAAACTCCAGAAGGGCCATATCGTCTAGAATTGCGAACAAAAGGACTTTGCGCAAATTGACGATTATTTGCTACATACATATTTGTATTAGGAGTAGTTTCAACTAAATCCCCAGTTATCCATTTTGTAGTATCCATTAAAGGATAGGCTAAAATATATCCAGTACTAGGACTAAATGTAATAGGATCTTGTACTTTATACGTCCTAGTAACAGGATAAAAGAAAATAGAATTAGCCCAAGTTGTTTGTAGCATAATAGAAAAATCAGAAGGGCATCCAGAGCCTCCGGTAAGGAGTTTTAAATCGTAAAATTTATAAGTCCCAGCCGCTCCTCTAACCCATTGAAAAGTAGGAAGTAGAGAACAAGTACTAGAACCCCCAAAAGTATAAGTAGGTGGAGGAAAAAACCAAAGATAAGAATTTGCAGATCCTGTGTTTTGGTAATTATTAGTAGTCATACTAACAGCTGTAACTACCCCAGCTACAATAGTAGGTGTAGCAGTTCCAGCAAGAATTGGAGTAGTTGTATTATACAAATTCATCTTTAATTCTGTTTGAGCTGCGGACGAGTTTGTATATACAATTAACTTACTGCCCGAAGAACTATACCCGACAATAGGAAATGTTACATGAATATCAGAATATTGAATCTTACTACTAGAAGTAAGTGTTCCTGCAAGAATAGTCGATTTAGTAGAAGAAACACCAAGACCAACTCCGGCGCCCCAAGTAATAAGTTCTCCAGGATCGTGTGGCCTATGCAGGGATAAAACAAGATGTGTAGAATCAGGCCTAGAAACTACAAGAGCTGATTCCCAGTTATCGTGCGCTCCCCAAATACTTACTCTACTAGTGCTCGCTATTAAAGAAGACGTATCCCCACTTGTAGTTAAACATTGAGTATAAGTGAGTCCGCCACTACCATCTGGATTTGTATTATAAGGATCAATAGCAGTTAGAGTTCCTCCAGGTGCGGTATAATTACCCCAATTAGCTGCGATTACAGTAGCCGGGCAATTTCCGTCATATTTTTGCAAATCCGCTCCTGCAACTACAGTTGCAATATGCAAAGTAGTTCCCAGCAATCCATCAAGAGACGTTTTAAGAGTACTATTTACATCAAGCTCTATAAATCTAGAATCTCCTGTATAGTTTAAAATCCCTACAACATCTCCAGTTGGATTTATAGTTCGTGATTTATTAATTAAAAGATTATCAGTACCAGCTCCATTCAAAGCACTTCCAGAAGTGAGCTGAATTTGAGCGTTTCCGTGAAAATCAGTACCGAGTAAATTTAAAATCCCCGCTTCGGGGTTGTAATCAAACCCCATAAAAATACGCTCATACTCATTCCCTTCATGGAACCCTTCTGTGATTCCTCTATTATTTGATGTTAATGATGTATAAACACCGTCTCCAGGGGAATTTTGAACTATTTGATAATCGTGAAATCCTCCGCCTTGTATTGGGGAGTTGATATACATATTAGCATAATCATACGCCCAATCTCCACCGCATGAATCTGTACTAACAAGTTGAAAACTACAAGTACCATTCACATAAAAATCAGTAGTCTTAGCCCCCCAAAAATCATGCAAGCTATAAGGTTTATCGCCAGCATAATTATTAGTAAAAGGAACCTGAAATGGATAAATTGGATTGTTTGTTTTATACGGATTTGTATAATTAAGAGCTTGATTTGCAATACCTTGAGTTAAATATGGAATTGTTTTAGTCGCGCAATCCATATACATAGCTGTCGGACTAACAGCACTATTAGTGCTTGGGTAATACGAAAAAGGACAATTAATTGTCCCAGGATTAACAATACCAGAACCGCTTCCAGTACCAATAGGATTCCATGCAGTACCGTTATAAAATTGTATATATTTATTAGTGCTATCATATACAATAGCTCCTTGGTTCAATGGAATAGCACCTGTCTGTGCTGTGTTATAAACTAGGGGTATAAATAACGCTTTTACATTATTTACAGGCCAAGCTCCAGCCGCAGTGATAAGCGGTACTATATTAATACTCCCCCCTGTAAGCCCTACATTAATCACAGCACATTGTATTGTTGAAGATTTATACTAAAAACACCGGAGCTATCTGCTGTAACACCTGTGGGGGTTTTATTAAAAGCTCCGCCACTCCAAGTATACGGGCCTGGAACACCCGGCGATTCTGTAAAAACAGGCTGCACTAAAGCTCCAGCCCATACATATCCACTAGGGTCAATAATAGTACCATTTACTGTTGTAGTGGATTGGGCTACTGCAACACCTGTCCACAGCCCGAGCAACCAAAAAAGAAATTTAAAGCGCCTGTATAGCATCATCATACTCCTTCCAATCCACCCCAAGTTCAGCAGCTATTAGTCTTTCAATACTTGTAGCAAAGAAATGCTCTTTCTTATACGGAGCATTAGGAGCATCTCCAGGTTCGTCAGTATTACCATCGGCGCGATTTTTCTCAAATTCAATATCAAACGCAGTTATTTGTTTCTCACAAATCCCACGCTTTAAACAAAGCAGCGCTTCTGTTTGTTCATGCAGCGATACAAGATTTTCAAAATCTTCATTTCCCATGCGACTTACTCTAATGGTTAATCTAGTATTATCTGGATTAAACCACCAATCTCCAACAGTTTCATACCGTTGTTCTCTATGCGGAATTACTTTCACGTCGATCATCATTAGAGTAAGCCCATCCTTGAAAGTTCATAATACCGTTGTGTAGTAGTTTTTTGTATGTCTGTACGAATTTGCATATTAGGAATTTTTAAATCTTTTACTTTTTGATCTACAATTTCAAAAGCCTCGCCAATACTATTCCCGTGGCCCATAGGCACTGCTATAAAACCACTATGGCCTGCTGTTACAAGTTCATTATCTTCAACCATTACATCGTACATAAAAGTACTTTGATATTGATCTTTAGTAATTCCTTTTACAGGAATTCCTTGCGGGTGCTTACCTTTAATTTCAGTGGGATAAGGAGGTATGCTTACTCTAATTCCGGCTGCAAATTCTCCACGCCAACTCTGATCCGGTACTTGTCCGGTTGCAATTTTATGAAACATTTCGCCAAGATCCCCACCGTACATTTGAAACAAAGTAGCACTTGCATCATAGCCAAATCTAGGAGTCCACTCAAGTCCAAACAATCCACGTTCAGTAGCAATTGTATTAAGATCAATCATTCCAGTATAATTAACTCGTTGCAAATACTCTCGCATCTTACCAAGCCCTTGTTTATAAAGCTCTGAAGACTCGTTAAGATAAAATACAAGATTCCCAGCGCAACCAGTATTAGGGCCGTGATTCTTGTTCATAAACTTTTTTTCTTCTAAAGTTACATTAACAAGATAAAAATCATCCCCATTAAAATACCCTTCTACTGATACCTCGGTGCCTTTGATAAACTCCTGGAGTACAAAAGGAGCGCCTTTAGTTTTAATAAAAAGTTTATCTAAATTTGCCAACATATCTTCAGGAGAAGTGGCAACGTAAGTAGTATCAGTATCTTGATCTTGTCCCCCGTCAGGTTTATAAACGTAGCGCTTATTCGACTTCCGCACAAATATTTTTGCTGCTCCAACATCTGTAAATCTTTCATACGGAGGAACTTGAATTCCACACTCTTCCATTGCTTCTAAGCCAAACATTCTATCATCTTCAACCGCACAATTAAACGCGCCGTCTCCAATAGTAGGACATAGAGTCGCGCTAAACTCAGCTTGTTTTTCTTTTCCAGTAAGATCAAACAAAGAAAGATCATACTTCCCATATGCCGGGTATCCACTTTTTCCACGTCCTCGTACAAAAGGCGCGGGCACTATACCACCAAGAATATTTTCGTAATCAGGCTCCGTAAGATAATAATCAACTTTATGACCTTCTTCAAGAAGGCGCAAAGCAAACCATGCGCCGTAACCTGTATACGATGATAGTGCAATTCTCAACGACATAATACCCGCTCTCCTTTATTACTGCTTGCTAGTTGTCTTCAACGACATCTTAGGTGCGCTAGAACCAGCGGTGTTTTTATTCTGTTCAACGCTTTTAATCTTTGAACGCACTTCATCACGAGAACAGCAAGCTGCTTGTCCGGCCATTGTGTTTCTCCTTTTTAATACTTAAAATCATTTGAATTCAGTGGGTTCCAGCTATCAGGTTTTCGCTTAATATGACGCCTGAATTTTTTAGGCTTGTTTTTACTTTCTTCGGCCTTTGTAGGTAAAGTCTTGTGCGAAGCAATAGCTCCAAGTCCCATGCTAGGGGTATCGCTCATTAAATCACGAGCTAAGTACTTCCAAGCATCCGGTTTAGTACTGTCTGTATGCAGAGCTTTAAGCCCATCTTGAGCCCCTTGGATAAGCATATTAGCATCAGGCCCAAGCATTTGTCCAGCCAAGTTAGCTCTAGAAGCGCCTCTAATAAACCCAGTAGCTACTCCAAACGAAGCAACGTGGGAAAGCCCGTCAATTGTATTAAGAGTAGTTCTTGCCGCACTAGCAGCGTTTTCACGCCCAGTTAAAGCATCGTAAATTTGACCCGGAATAGATGCTTCATATCTATTTTTAAAATGCTGTGCCGGATCGTCCCAATCTGTCCCACTAAGTAATCGTTCGACTTCATAAATAGTAGATCCAACAATCGGAAAAGCGGTAGCCATTAGCCCAATATTCCGAGCAATACCTATAAAATCACCTTGTTCATATTGACGTTTAAATACCCGACGAAAAAAATTAGACTGATTAGTAATATACCCATGAAACGCGCCCATAATTCTAAACATTGGCGAACGTTGCGAAAGTATAGTTCTGTTTTCATGGTAATTCAAAAAAGCTCTTACATTAGTTCCATTATAGTACGCTTTTTGAATATCATCCGGGTCTAGTACAAAATTTTGCCTTTTTAACTTAGCCGCATCAATTCCAAGTTCCCGCAACATAGGAAGCGCCATTTTATCATTGCTTTGTTTAAAATGATTAGCTGCTTCCTCTGCTGACATTCTAGAAGCATTAGCACTCATAAGCAAAGTCTCATACCGAACTCTACTCATGCCTGGAATCAACATATTACGATGAATAAATTCTCCAGCTTTACCGGGCGCAAATTTACTAATAACCCCATTATCAAACGCAAGTTTTTCTTTATACCCTTGTTCCCATAACTCCGAAATAGCATTAGAAGCAAGTACCGTAGCTTCAGCACCTTTTCTTGAAGTGGGATTTAACTCAGTAGCAAGTACTTTAGCATAAGTTTTAAAACCATCTGAGATAAGAATATTTAAATTAGAAGCTAAGTGCGGAACAGCAGCTTTATATGCAAGTAAAGCTTGATGCCCACGCGCTATTTTTTCTCCTAAATTAGCATTTTTATAAGAAGAGGGATTAGTTTGATACGAATTTTCTTCCTTGCCTTTTCTCATATCTCTATCAAATCTTGAAAGCCCTTCTTTATCAGTAGCCTCTTTGAACATGATATTAAGATGGTCAGCAAGAATATCAGCGCGATTTTTACTTACCGTTTTTTCAACGTGCTTTAACACACCTTGAATAGCAGTACGATTCGGCCCAAATACCATATCTTGAGCATCTTTTTCAGCCTGACGTGTAATTTCATGCGCTGGTTGTATATTTCCTGTAGCCTTAGCTGCTTGAATACGCTGTGAAGTAAGTTTATTAACTGTTTCTTTATACGATCCATCGTAAGCGTGGAGCAAAGTTTTAGCTGCCGGAATATCTTGAAACGCAGTTTTAGCGGGAAAAATTCCATGATAAAGTCCGCGTTCTACACTTTCGGCTGCTTTGTCAGCAAAAGAAGATAGGCCTATTTTAGCGCCAATCTTCTCAATACCTTCAGTAGCAAACTTAGCTGCTATGTTATAAAATCCGCCCATCTAAAACTCCTTATTGCAGTAACGGCCCAAGATACTTATCTGCTTTGTGCTTGACAATGTTATTAGTTGCTTCTGCAATACCACTTTCAAAAGCAATTACTTCTTCGGCGGTTTTAAGATTGGGGCGAGTTTTCTTTAAAGCAGCGATAGAAGCATTAAAACCTTTAAGCGCATGAGGATGATTTTTCAATGCTTTCTGCGCTGGTTTTATAGTCTCGTTAATAACTTCATCACTAAGCTGAGTCTGCCACTTTGTCCAGCTATAAGGGCCGACTGTTTTAGTACTTCTAAACACATTTCCCTCAGCAACAAGTTTACCAGATCGAGCTAGGCTAAGAAGATGCGCTTGCAGCATCCCAGATTCGCGTCGTAAATCTGCTGAAGTTGCATTTTCATAGCCTTTGGTTTGATTAAGTCTAAAACGTAATGCTTTTTTAATTCCAGGCTCTAGTTTTTCTGCATTGCCGTAATGAAAAAGCATCATGTGTGCTGGGTCTTCAAATTTTAATCCAGCGGGCACAAACTTTTTCATTGTATCAATAAATTTATTAAGATTAGTTTCTTGTCTATCCGATATAGCATTTGCAATTTCAACTCTATTACGTGGCGCTCGCATAGAAGCAATTGAATCTATTTTATACGAAGCGAATGCTTTTTCATCAATCTTAGTTCCTGGGAGTTTTGTTGCTTTAGCAACCTTATTCGCGGCCCTTGCCGTATTAGATATGCCTGTTTCTTTTGCGATAATTTCAATGTTGTTTTCTGTGACTGAATCCGCGAGCTTGATGCCATACTTCTCAAGCTCGCCGGCGAGAGAATTAAACATAGGATTAGCGGCGCGAGATTTTTCAATAGAAACCTCTATTTCGTTCTTGTGAAGATCTGGTAAATGGACAGGGGCTTCTTGTGCGGCTTGAGTAATTTGTTTCCAGCGTTCTCCAAGGACTTCAAGTTTTTGCTTGTCTGTGATAGATTCCATGCCCATTTTAAACTTAGCAACGGCAATAGATTCTAGCGAGACTTTTTCAGCTTCATGCAATTTAGCAAGTACGGGATCGGTTTCAGTTCTAGCAGTTTCAGCACGGTGCATTAATTCATTAAATACTGTTTGCTGGTGCTGTTTTCCTTGATATTTAAAAATTTGACCGTCTTTAGTAGAAAAATGCCCAGTTCCTTCAGTTTCAGGATGTACTCTTATTCCGAGTCCAAGATCGTGCGAGGCTCCAAATTTTACATTTTCAATTTTATCTTGGAGCATGAACCAGTCTTTAGATGCGGTTATTTCATGGTAAGCGCTCTGAGCCAGGTCTTGAGCAAAAGGAATACCTCCCATAGCTACAGTATTAGCAGTCCATTTTTTAATAAGCGGAGCCGCAGCAGCTTTAAACACCTTACCAGCTACTTTAATACCAGCTTCTCCTACGAGACCCCCAACCGCTCCTTTAATACCTTCCGCATTTGAACCACCGCTTTCTGCAAGACTTGCTAAATACCAATCCGAAGCGGTGATAAGGCGCTTTGTAACAAATTTCCCAATAGCAGACGTAGCAAGTTTTGTAGTAAACGGCGTTCCAAGTTTTCCTCCAAGGCCAAAAGCCCCTACTGCTTCGTAGAGAGGTAACGTAGCTACTAATTCGCCAATGGTTGAATCTAATTTACCTAGCCTCGTATCTCTAGGATGTGTCTCTAACCAAAAATCACTTGATTGAATTTTAGCTTTTTGCGAATCAATAAAATTACCAATCTGCTTTTGAATCGGAGCTTCTACATGATGTTCAAATTTATCAATAAGCCCATCCGGATGCGAGAAGTGCTCATCAAGTCCGTGCATCGCAGAAAAAACTTTATTAGTAACTCTGGCTCCAAAAAGTGCAATACCATCTAAAGCTTTAGACGCACCTACCCTAGTATCTTGAGATTGCTGTGTATTAACATCCCAATATTTGGGATTTTTTACATAAGTTTCAGATAACTTTTTTCCGTCAATAGTAGTAGCTCGACCCGTAGCTCCGACCCAAGTTTCTTTATCTGGGACAGGAAGATGAAAGCCAGAATAAGACTTTGGAACGTATTTATTATACAAATCCGCTCTTACTTTGGCTTTGCGATCTTCTGGGAGGGCTTGATACTTTGGATCGGCTTTAACAGATTCAAGCCGCTTTGCAATAGCTGTACCACGCTCTGCAAAAGTCGGAAGTTTGGTAATAGCAGAGTGGTCTTTTTTAATCGTCCCCGATGCCGTACTTGTCGGAGTCATCATCTTCGCCGGACTCGTCGGAGTTGTCGCTACCGACAAGTTTTGGTTTAGCGCTATTGACAAGTTTTGGTTTAGCGGTACCGACAAGTTCTGGTTTAGCGGTACTTGCTGCTCTGCCATTTTGAGTTTCTCCGACGTTACCGTAAATCTTAGAAGCTGTTTGAAGCCTATACTGATTCATTGATTCTAAATGCACTTGATTATAATTTATCATCATATCAAGTTGTTGTAATTGCTGTGCTTTATCTTCTTTGGTAAGATTTAAATTTTGAGCTACTCTATCACGTTCAGCCCCAAGAGTTTTGCGAGTAGTCGAAATTGTATTAATATCCTTATCAATCATTTCTAACGATTGTGATTGCAACTTGCCACGTTGCATAGGATCCAAACGCTTATCATCTGCGATTTTAAGTCTCGCATTTACTTCTAAAGTAGTACGAGCAAAAGCACTACTATCTCGCATTGCTTGAGTTTCAAGCAAAGTCTCATTACGTTTGTCAGAAATTTGCATCTTAGTAATAGCATCGTTAGCTTGTTTCTGAAACGTAATTACCGCCCCAAATTGCTGTCTAGCTTCCGCACTTCCATCTTTCATTGCTTGTACGGTTTTAGCGCTTTCGGCTCTAACAGCAGCAGGGATAATATACTGATCCATACGTTTAGCTGCTTCTTGCTGCTGCTTAAGTGCTGCCGCATACTGTGGATTCTCAGCCATCGAAGAAGTATCTTTAGCAATAGCTTTATCTGCATACGGTGTAGCACTTTGAGGAGCTTGCTGTTGCTGTGGCTGTTGAGTAGGAGCTTGAGCCCCCGCTCTACCAGCACCAGCCGACGCTTGAGCTACTGCGTGTTCTTGTGGATTATTGCTATTAAAAACTCCAGCAGCTTCATGCTCTTTTAAAGCCGCTTGATAAGCTTGGATTTCAGGAGTTTTATTTTTAGACGAATCAACATAGCTAATATCAAGAGCTTTAGCAAGCTGTTTTTGTTTCTTTGGATCGCTAAGAATTGTATTAAGTTGTTTTTTATTAGCCTCAATAACCCCTTTGGCAATCGCGTTATTAGGATCTTGCTGAAGTACAGATTCAGCGTTAGCGATATTAGTCTTAGAAGTCATAACAGTCTTAAGATCATCTTTAAGACTAATTTGCTTTTTTTCAGCAATTTGCTCGCCAGCGCGCCCAATCATATTAGAAAGCCCGGCTACCGCATTTTCCCTCCTTGCTCGTTTTACATCAGCTACCTGGCCAGTAATAGGGCCATTATGTTGCTGCAAAGGCTGAAAAGGAGTATATGTAGGAGTTCTAGGTTCTGCTATTGTTTTATTTTGAATATACTGTTGTGGCAACGGTGCTTTAATAGCATCCGAAATTTGGCTAAAAATTGAATCAAGCCCACTATCACCAGCTGGAGTTGCTGCGGCTTGAGTCTGCGAGATTTGTGGAACTTGGGGAGTTTCGGGAACATTCGCCATTATATCGCCAAAGCCCCCGCTAGTTTAACTGCGCTTTCTGCAATATTACCAACATCAGTAATACCATTCATTACCGCATCCCAAGTAGAGCCATCAGTACCGTGCGCCGTGCCTTCTCCAGTAAGAGAACCTATAAGAGTATCCTGCTGGTGCAATTCCATTTGACCAATTTCAGATTGCAAATTAGAATTAACACTTGAATAAAAATCAGCGTCTCCGAGAGCCGCCGCGCTCGAATTAGCGGTAATTCCCGAAGCTGCACGACCAGCTTGCATATTAGCATTTTGTTTATTAGCTTCTAAATTTGTATTAGCAATAAGTCCTTGAATTGCTGTATTATTAACAGTCCCTAATCCTTGCAAAGCTCCAGCAAGCGCTGTCCCAGTTCCTTGTCCATAAGTAGCTTGAAAATCCCCTACTACCGAATTATCTCCAGTAGTCCAATTAACCCCGTTATTAGTAACTGCTCCGGGCAAACTTCCCGGAGCCGCAGTAGTTGGCACAGTTCCCGGAGCTACTAACCCAGGAGCGCTTGCAGCAGGAGGAGTATAAGGGTTATTAGTAACTTGCCCCGCAACTCCTAACGACCCAGGTACAGCTCCCGGAACCGCCGCAGCATTAACTCCCGGCGTAGTTCCATTAGAAGCGCCACCAGCACCGGGCATTCTTAGTATTTCATTACCTTGGCCTTGTACCGGCATAATTACCTTCCATTCTGCGGTCGAATTTGTTTTAATGCTTGGCTAGATACAATATCTGATTCCATCTGTGAAACGCGAGCCGCTATAAGACCAACATCACTAGGCTTTTTAGGGTCGCCAAATAAAGTTGTTTTATAAGAAGTTGCGTAATCGAGCATTCTTAAATTACCTGCTCCTCTTAGAGCAGCGCTATATTCAACAATCTCACGCCACTCATCTGGAAGCATAATAACATCAGTAAGCGCCGCTGGCTTACTAAAAGGATGTTGTTTTTGATATCTCAAATAAGCAAAATAATTTTGATTCGGTTGTGGAGCAATCCAATATCTGTTTTGAAACCGTGCAAAATAAGCAGGAGTTCCAGGAGTGCTAAACATTAGTTCGAGCGAATCTATGCTCTTATACGAAAGCCCAATCCCAGGATTATACCCGCCGGGAATTGCGGTTGGATTAAGATAGTACATATAAAATGACGGAATTAAATTAGCATTAGCAATCACATCTGCAGGGTTAAGAAAAAATTGAATAGGATAACTATACACATTCGCGAGCATTTGTACAGTAGGCCCGGTATCTTGTAAATCATCGAATGGATAACTACGACTAAGTTCAATTACAGCATCAGCAATCCACTGTGGCTTTACATCTGTTCTATTAGAAAGTTTTTCCCAGACCCCGCCATTATAAGTAGCTGCATTTCCTGCCGTAGAACCAATTCCATACAGCAAGTCTTGAATTGTGTATTGCGAATTAGTTGCCATGTTTATCCTATGCTAGAAGCCAAATTGTTGTATCTACGGTCGCATCAGTGGTTTTTAAAGTTATATTTGTACTAGTCGCATCAACTGAACCCCAATACACATCGCAAGGGCCACGTTTTGCTATTACAATAAATCCGTATGGGATTTTATTTAAATTATGTGCAAAAGTTAAATCAGTATTAGCTGCTGCCCAGGCCGCAGGTAGTGAAAATGGATTAGCAGTGGCCCCGATTCGAATAATAATCCCACTCATATTATCCGGATTAAATGTAAGCGGTTGGCTATGAGTATCAAATGTGAGTCCATTTCCAGGACTCACATTTCCATTTAGTGTTCTATGTACAGATTTATTAAGTTGGTCTTGATTAGAAATAGATGACGGAGTTTGAGATCGCATTAGTCAATTTCCCCGTCTGCAAAAGTCCCAGCAAGCATTACTTTTACAATTACGCCCTTAAAATTAGTAGAAGTAATTGTAAGTTGCGGTGACTCCCCAGTATACTTTCCAAATGGACTTTTATAAACTTGAACATTAGTAGTCCCGTCAAGTACAATTTGACCGAACTGAACACCATTAATGCTCAAAGTAAGAGTACCACTTCCATAAGCTTTTACTAAAGCTCGACGTATTGTGGGCTGTCGTCCAAGTTTTATTTCTTCTATCTTAAATTGAAGTTTGAGAATCCCAGCATAATTATTAACAGTATCGTCACTACTAACACTGTATCTATACGGAGACATAATAACTGTTTTTTGTCCGCCGGCAGTAGAATTAATAGACACAACAACCATGGTCAAAGCATTGATAAACGTAGGAATCTGCGGCTCTGCTGTTTGAACATTTGTAGATATTACATCAACTGCGCCAATTAAAGCATCTGTGGCATTAATATTCCATTGCTTATTAACAAGATCGTTCGCGTCATAAATCGCATTCTGCCAACTGCCAGTACCTAAATCAAGATACCAAACATTAAGTTTAGTAAAGTCTTGACTCGGCGCACAAAACATATAACAAATATGTGGGCTTTTTTCATTATAAAAATAGAGCACCACAGCAGCGGCGGGAAAAGGATTTCCAACCGGAAAATTTAAATTAGAGGTCTGAAAACAATTAAGAATTGCGCGTTTTGCCGAGCCTGAAATATCAGTAAAACCGGCTCCTGTGCTTACATTGTACACGCCACTATCAGTTATTAAAAATCCTTTTTGTCCATATTGGGTAACAGTAGACGGATAAATACAACCTTGCCCTACATCTGAAGTCCAGAGCGTTGTAAAGTTAAACGGCTGAATACCAATTCCGGTAGGACTAAGTTCTACAAGCCCTTTTTGAGTAGTAGCTACTCCAACACTTGCATAAGAGAAAAACCCAGTAAGTTGGTCTTCAACAGATGGGAGAGTATTAAAACCGGCTGTTCTGTCGATAGCTGGATCCCAAGTACTAAATTTACTTGGCCCGCTCCAATTAATTCGCGTTGGTTGAGGCCCATCTACGATGTTATTAGTATTAAACTGGATAAGATAATTATCCAGTACCCCCATTATCTTACCACCGACATAATTACTTACGAGAGTAAAAGCATAAGCACCGTCATAAGTATAAGTACTATGTCTAGCGTAATTTGCAATGTACGCAATCCCATTAATTACTTTTACCGCGGTAGGGGGCTGCGAAGCCCAAGGCCCGTCTGAAGCTACTACCGGAACGGAACCGTGGGGAAGAATAGGAGTATTAAAAGGACGAAAAAGTGCAGGGGTAGCAGAAGTAGGAGTTGCTTGATTTAAATAAACATAAACATAGCCATATTGATCAATCGCATAAAGCTGCCCATTCATTTCAAAAATAATATAAGGAAACGAATCGGGATTACGACCACCAAAAATAAACCTAGCTGGGTCGGCTACTAAATTTGAATACGCAAGAACTCCATCAATCCCTACAACTCCTTGCTGCAATACCATCTGATTAGGTTGAATATCTGCGGGATCAGAATTGGTAGCTACACCACCAAAAGGAGCTTCATAGTAGATTTCAAAATGATTTCCACTCGTTTTACGAAGTCCAGAAGGCATAATTTATCCTATTTGTTAATAAATACAGTAAGAATTCCACTACCGAGTGTTACAAGATTAAGTCCATTAATCCAACTCAAAGTCCCAAACTCAAACATTGGATCAGAAGCGTTTGCAATGGTATCAATAATAGTACGCCCGGCATCATCTACAATCTTGAGCGCTCCACCAGCAGTCGGCCTGTTCCAAACAATATCTTTAATATAAACATTACCATGCCAGATAACTCCTGCTGTATCCAGCTTCCACGGATTTCCGCTGATATCGTTTGCCATAAAACTCCTTAAATAAAAATATCGTCATTTGAGCCATCTAAACTTGGCATAGTAAGTTTTGGGTCTGGTTGCAAGTCTGGACTTTGCACAATGTTAGATAAAGCATCTGCAATCCCTTTATCAATCTGCCCAATAAGAGGAAAAGAGTCAAAGCACTTAGCGTCGAGCAATTTTCCACGCTGCCATCTTAAATCTTTTACCGGAGTCCTACTTTCACAACGATCGCAAAAAGCCCATGCACCTTGATCTTGTGTGTGTTTGTTGGGAAGTCCTTGACTCATAGCAAATCCTTAACCAAATCCGTAGGCTTACAACCTACCCACGCACATACGTTAGTTACATATATATTAGTATTATTCTCAACCGGAGGCGCCCATCTATTGAGTGCTTGCTCTACGGTTAAATTAACATACCCATTTGTTTGAAACAATGCTCGCATAGCATTAAATCCTACTTGGGCATTAGGAAAAACTGCAAATCTATCTTTTGGCTGTTCCGCACCTATTGAACCATGTGCTTGTGTAAATTTACCATACTCAATATCCCCAGGATTGTTATTACGCTGTGGGCGAGTTCCAGGATTATAAAAACCTTCTTGCCTAGCTACAGCTTCTAAAAACGTAATCATAACTTTCTCCTTGTAGATAAATTAAAACCCCGCTAGAGTTGGGGAGATGGCCGCTCTAACGGGGCCGAGCTATTAGCAATCCCAGCCCCCTTGACAAGACTTTTGCGCTAATAGCTCTACCTCGTTGCTAGTACTTAGGCGCCGTTACTGCCCCAAGTACCAAGCCAATCTGTAGCTCCCGCAGACATACGCATGGTAGTCTTCTGCTTCATAGCTCCAGTGTCAAAATCCTCGTCAAATTCATCTTCGGGATTTTGGCGCATGAATACAGTAAGGGAGTGATTTTTCTTATCGGTGAGCATAAACCAAGGCCCAGCGCTTGTTAGATAATGCCCAACCATATAACCAAGGTCTTCGCCCAGCAAAGAATTGATATCATTAGTATCAGTTCCAGGCTTGCCAGAAGAACCAAACAATTCACGAGCTAGGAAACGATTCTCTGGCGCAATAAGCACCATCTTAGGCTTCAAATTAATCGGAAGTCCCTGAGAATCTACCAAACGCTCAAACTGAGTAGTTGCAAGTTGAACACCAGTAAATGACAAATCAATATCAGTCGCGGGCCGATTAGGAAAAGTACCTGCCGCACTAATAAGATTAGGAAGAGCTGCCCAAGTTGAAGTAGCACTAGGCCCACCGAGAAGCGGGTGCTGGTTGCTAAACAACGGAAGTCCATCCGTAGTCGTTACGTTAGTGGAAAACCCTTGATTAAAGATATTAAAAGCGACAATTTCTTTCGTATATCGAATCGAACGAGCCAAAGCTTTAGGAGCTTGCTTAATAACCCCGTACTTAGCATCCTGCCACAATTCCTTAGAAGTGCGAACAGCAAGCGCGTAAGTAAGATGGATATACCGCTTATCGCCACCTTGAATCATGTTAGTATACGCGACGGGCGTATTTTCCGGCTTTTCCTGAAGTGGGCCAAATCCAGCCATCTTCAAGTCCTGCTCGTATTCCGAGGTAGAAGTTTTTGTATTAAAAACACCCTGATACTCTTCTGCACGCTGTTCTGTTTCAAGAGCATCAACGTAGATTTTATGCAACCCCGGAGCCATTAGTTTAGGATACGCTCCACGTACTTGTGTAGGCATAATTTATTTTTCCTTATTTTGTGATTATATTAGATAATAACTTGGCGAGCCGTAGCAAGTACCTGAAACCGTACACGAGCATTTACATTGTATACGCTACCAGTAGCAGTCATATCAATCGGATTAATTCCAATCAAAGTAACTACTGTATTAGTCCCCGGTGTAACTTTACCACCGTCAACGTAAAACTGACCACTAGCATCAATTGTAAGCCCAAACTGAGATCCGATCATTGCTTGAGTAGGCGTATAATCCGCTGCAACAGCGCCAGCGGAATTATCAAAAGTACCTTCAAAAACATTAATACCGACCGCAGATTCAAACAAAGTACGACCATCAGTAATAGGAGCGCCGACGGCAATATTAAAAGCACTGGTTTGATTAGGAACATTTCCATAAGTCTGAATTGCGCCTGGAGGCCCAATCTGACCAAATCCACCAGGAGCGCCCTTGCCATTAGAGCCAAGATTTACACCCGGAATAAGACTAAATCCAGCAATAGCCGCTACAATAGTAGCGCCATCCCACTGCTGAGTAAAGCCAGCATTAAGTTGTACAGGCACACCCAATTTAAAGGTCTGTCCTGCTTTTTCAGGAACTGACATTGTAAGAGGAGTCAATCCTGTTAGAGTCTCCACTGCGCCAATAGGCTGGTGGTATAGAAGATTTGCGGCCATATAGCTTTATCCTTCGACTTAAATTAAATACAAACTACACTCCAACATTCGGGTCATAGAATTCCATCTTCTTAGTGGCCTTAGCGCTGTTAAAATCTGCTGGGCGATAATTTGGGTTATCATTATCTGAATGCTGCATAAATTGGTTTGCACTATTAGCAGCACGTTTGATTGCGTTTGCTTGATTTGTAGTAGCAATTGCTCTAATATGAGCAGCCCGCAAAGCAGAATAATAAGTTGCTTTATCAATTTTCATAGCTACTACGTCGTCATAAGAATAATGTTTCTGGGCATCTAGAGCAATTTCTGCTTGTAGAGGTTTAAGAAGATCATTTTCTGTAACGTAAGTAAAACCTTTTGCGAGCATACTGCCAAGCCGCTGTGGATTTTTATTAACCCATCGAGCTTCAAAATTAGTATCTTTAAGATCAATTTTGAGCACATCAGCACTCATAAATGCTTTTGCTTCAATATTAATACTCAAATCATACACATCATCTAGTGTTAGATTTGAAAAATCAGTAATAGTAACTGCACTTTTAGGCACTACCTGAGCAGCAAGATTCGGATTAAACTTAGAATTTGCAATTGCTTCTGCTGTTGCTTCTTGTACAGCATGAGAAATTGCAATCATTTGGGCTGGTGTTAATACTGAACCATCTTGCATAATAGCTGCGGCTGCGTGAGAGGGTTCTACATGAATAGGAGCTTTTACAAAAGGCTTCCAATTATCTCCACGCAAATCAGAAGTCATATCTTCGACTTCTGATTTTATTTGACGTTCGTTTTCATTCTCATTCTTGTTAGACATAACTCATCTCCCTGCGTGATGTAATCCAGTCTTTATCCGAAATACCCATATGCTTAGCTACTTCTTTTTCTTCAGCACTAAGTACTTCAGAACCCTCTGAATTATCTTTACCGCCATGCCCGCCAGTAGAACCACCTTCAAATACTGTAGAAGCTGTGCGAGATTTAATTTTACCTTCTGAAATATCTTGCAAGTGATTATAATGAACAAGTTTATAACAATTTTCAATAATATCCGGCTTCATTTGATTCTCAAGTGTTTGCTGAGAGATCATACGATCTACTTCTGTTTTTATTTCGCCGTGATAATATTCTTTATCAACAAGAGTATCTTGCTTAGCCATTCGCGCTGCCAGCATACGAATAGCGTTATTAGTAGGGTTCAACTTCTTTTCCATTGCAGCATTAGGATCGAGCATGAAATCAGTATCATCTATTTGATCATCTTCACGCCTTTTCTTAGTTTCTGCCGCAAGCCTAGTAGCTTCACGTTGTTCTCTATCTGCTTTAATAGACTCAGCCATCTCAAGCAACGGCTTAAGTTTTGCGTCTTGTGCAGTAGAAAATTCTGTAAATTTAGTTGTTACTTCGTTTGTAATATCTTCTTTAAGCTTTTCGGGCTTAAATTCAATATCTCCAGTTCCTTCTTTTTCAGAACTCATACTTCCATCTGATCGTCGAACCCAATCATTAGCCATAAGCCATCTCCTTATTTTACTTCTGGTACTTTAAATGCTTTCATAAAAGCTACAAGTCCTACAATTTCATCAATCATTTGAAGCTGCCCACGGAGATACGCTTTATCTACTTCCGTGGTATTTTTTTGCTCAAAAAACCCATCTTTTTCCCTATCTGCTAGGGCCAACAGGTACTCCAGTAGGAGCTGTCCCGCTACCGACTGGAACATTTCCACTACTATTATCTTCGCCCCCATTAAATTCGGAAGGATTTGATCCAACTCCAGGTTGCGGACTTCCTTGTTGGCCATTAGTGCTTTGCTGTGGAGTAAGTTCATTTGGTCGCCCGCTTTTAATAATTGAAGGAACTGGAATTAATCTAGCTGCATCGTCATGCCCAAAGTTTTGAACAATCTGTTTGTACAGCGCTTGTTTTGCTCGTAGTACTTCTGTGTAATATTCTACAAGCTGTGGCGGGCATCCTTGCATTGTGATAGCTTGGATAATTTGAGCATCTGCTTGATACAATCCAGTAAGAGTTTGAGAAAGCATAATATCATTTTGCTTTTCAAGTTCTTTATTCATCGAAGCAGTAGAAGCACGAACACTAAGACCGAGCTTACCGGATTTAATATTTTCAAGTGCTTCTTTTAAAGCTTCTGCATTATCTCCAAATTGACGTAGCTTTTTACCGAGGCCAAAATGGGCATACATCTTAGCAAATTTGCTGCCTGCTCTACTATGAGCAGAGCGCATATCTGACATTCGCAACCCAGTACGGGAATTCTGCTGCTGTAAAACGGCAAATGTTCCTTGCGAAGAATAAATACCGCGTTTGGAATTAACAATCCCGCCACCAGTACCTCCTGTCGCTGGATCTATCCCTGTTCGTTCTTTTACAAGTGCTAGAGATAGATTTTCACCGTCTAAACTATCTGCTTGTGGGTTTGTAAGATCGAGTTTTTCAATTTCACCTTGGTTCGCAGGAACAAGAACACCTGGGTAGAATTGAAGAATAGAATGAAGCTTACTGTTTTTGTCAACCCTAAAGGCAGTTGTATTTGAAAGCGTTTTTGCATTAATACGTTGCCTATGAAGCTCGCTGATTTCTTCTTGATAAGACTTAAGCATTTCTGCAAAGCCGTAACCGTAGTATTGATCGTCGTCATAAGCAAGTTTAGCATCTTCAAAAATATCCATATTGTCTGGATAGTAATTAAAAAATGAAACTAATCTAGTATTAGACAAAGGATGATGCTGTGCTACGAGGCGAAGATTTTGACCATTATGCTGATAACGGAACCAGCATTCGTATATATCAAATTCGTCACTAAGATCGCCATCGGCCGCACTTTCAAGTCCTTGTTTTTCTTCTATATACTGTTGAAGTATGTCAGATTGGCTACGATCAGGCTGCGCTAGAATTGTATCTATGTCTAAGTCTTTATAAAATTTAAGAGCTTTTTTATCTTCAAGTTTTTTGCGGGATACTGTCATAATATGACACTTGAATGAAGAATCTTCAAGTTTTTGAGTATTAATATCCGTTAGAAACTTATTAAGCGGAACATTTTCTGGTCTAGGGCCATCAAGACGAATAATTTCTTTTGTTTCGTATTTATAATCTTCTCCGGCCATGCCATCAGTAGAAACATACTGTGTCTCGACGTGATAAAGCCACGGAAATTTAATAATTCCAGTTCCATTTCTAATTGTAGAAGAAAACCAAGCTTCTTCTACACGATAAAAATCAAGTTCTGCTGGCTCCAAAGCCATGTTATTAAGAAATCGCTCTACGGCAGAACGCTGGTCATCGCCTTTGCCGCGTTCGATATCGCCAAAAATCTTAGCGCTCCACAAAGGATCGGTCATATATACTGCCATGACCCGAGCTAGTAGTTGGTCTGAGTTAGTGGCAATTACTTGAATCTCAATATTAGAAGCGCCCGGCCAAGGCATATCTCGATGATCTGATGCTGGTGTTCCTTTGTAAAGCCGAGCGTATTCTTTAAGTTTTTCATCACGGAACTTTTTAGTCCGTCCATACCAATACTTACTTGAATCCTCAACAAACTTCCACATATCTTCTGTGGCATCTTTGCCGAAATTAGTTTTAACTGGTCTGATCGCTGGCATTAGACTCTACTTTAACAGAGGGTTTAGAATCAACAGTCATTGTCATATTAGGGGCATTTCTTACATCTTGGTAATGTTGAATTCCAAGAAGTGTAGACCCCACGCCAGCAAAGTAATATCCAATATCTGAATTATACTTCACTGCAATATACATAGAAGAAAACAATACGAGGATCCCCCAAAATGTATTTGGAAGACCCCCGACTGCTCTTACTAGATTTGTAAGCCCAGTAAGCATTTTTACTTTCCCACTACTTCGGCTCCGGTTGTGGCTGCGGAAGGAATGTTAACAACCATTGTAGGACTAGGAATAGAACTCGGCAGCGGAATAGAAGGTTTAAATCCAAATGAATTAGTAGTCTTGAACGCAGCAGTAAACTGGTCAATCAAATTTCCAGCCAACTGAGTTGCTACTGCGGCATATGCAGCATTATCGCCAGTAAGAACACCACTTGCAGTATTGCCAGCAAGCCCAAGAGCTTCCATAGCGAGTGTTTTCTTATCAGCGCCGCTTTTAGCGGAACCATGAATCTGTTGAATTCCAGAGATAACATATGGAATAGCATTAAGAATAGTACTAAGAAACGAAAAATTAAAAGCCATATTACATCTCCTTTAATGATGAAATGATTGAATTAACTCTGCTATTTGACGTACAGACCAAACTATAACACCCCCCGCAGCAAATTTAACAATAACAGCTTGTGTAGCTTCCATTTTTGTTAAACTTAAAACAAGAGTTCTTATTTCAATCTGCATTGCTTTTAAAATTGATTGGTTTTCTTCATGTTTAGGTTTGTTTACATTTTCGTCGTGTTGTTTTATTCGTTCGTCCACGAGAACAATTACCTCAGAACGATTCATAGTAACATCTGACATTATTGTAATCCCAGGTTTGAATTTCGTATATTTCTTTTATATTGTTCTCTACGTTTGAGTATTTCAATTTCTATTTCGTCCGTATTTGTATCGAAATCCCAAACTTGTGGGCCGTAACCAAGTGTATCAAGTACGTCTCTAAGTTTTCCCGCCGGATAGCTTTCAAATTCTTCTAAGAATTCTTCCATACCAAAAGAATTAATCCAAAATTCTCCACGTTCAAAAATAGGCCCAAGACCATCAATACGCATTATTTTTGCGTTAGCAGTTTTAGGAGTTTTAAGTTCTACTATTTTTAAATTCTGATACCTAGAATCAGTAGAAGCTTTTTCTTTAATTATGTAGTCTAAGTGATACTTGAGATATTTTTGAGCTGCAATTGTTTCAAGATGTATCTCATCTAGTTTCCATACTTCTACTGCTAGATGAAGCATTTGCTCGATAAATTCATCTGTACCACAACTTTTAGCCCAAACATCAAGAAGATAAACTCTCCTAGGATTTTCAGCAATCCCTGTTACAGTAATTGCGTGTCTGCATCTTCCTTCGTTACCGGAATGATTAGGATCTGCAATCATGTAACGCTTAAGATTACGAGGAGCAATATCTTCTTCTACATCCCCTTCACGAACTTTGTGATGAATTAAAACTTTATGTCGAACTCTAGTTGTAGATTTATTAAAAAGTGACGTATCGGTATACGAATAAGCCAAATCTTTAATAAATTCATACCTACGTAAATGTTTAAGTTCAAATTTAATTTCTGCCGGATTAATTGGAACATTAAGATACTGACACGAAAAAAGATATGAACCTAGACGTTTTTTGTATCGTGCGAGTTTTTCAATGTTGAATGCTTCAGGAAAGATTGGAGTACCAAATGGATGAAGCGAGCAACAGCCGCCGAGAGCACTATGAGTAGTAAAGTTAAAATACTGCTCATTAGCTCTAATATAGGAATTAAGGTCTTTATATGACCAACGGTTTCCGACGACAATCTCATCATTATCTCGTCCTCCGTCATCAATAGCAGCATCGAAAGCACCGACAAGAAGCTGATGATATTCGATAGTTTTTTGCATCGTTGTTTCAGATTCATACGCTGCGCGTCCTACTAAATCGTCTTGAATTACTAGATCATAGTGTCTCGACTGAAGCGCAGAACCAACTCCAATAAAATCATAAGTACCTTCTCCTTGAATTCTACCAGCCGCAGTACGCATATGATGAAAGGATTCATCGTTTTGTGTGCAGCTTGAATCTGGCAGAATTTCTGGAAACAAGTATTTAAAAAAGTCATTGTCAGAATAAGTACTACTAATACGTACACCAAGTTTTTTAGCATTAGTAATTACTTCAGAGACCAAAAGAATTCTAATATCTTGATTATGAACAAAACGCATCCACTGTATATAACGATCATTATAACCCATGCTACGCATATAAAGCTCATCCTGATTAGAAAAAGGGAGAGCGCGCCACATTGGGTACACTTCGGAATATACGGTACTTTTAAAATGGTCACGAGGGATTTCAATAACTTCTTTGAGCCCATCTTTTTCAACCACTTTACACATTTGATAATGTAGATTTTGTTCTGCGATTGGATTTTTTTGAAATTTTCGCTTTTTTAAAACTACGGTCGCAAAATAATACAAAGATCCAAGTGAATTCAATCTATGAATCACACGCAGAGTTTTATCGTCGGGGTGACTAGGTGGAATAATATTCCAACTTCTAGTAACACTAGAAGGCAAATACAATCCACCTGTTTCGCTATACGCAAACTCATCTGATTTATCAAGAACATCTTGTAAATCTTTTTGTGTATAGCTCATTGTTTTTACGCTCTAGGCGACTGCCCCTCCGGGGCAGATCGCTCCCCGGTTTCTTTTTGGCCTGCTGAAGGTCTACGTGTTTAGCTAAATCTTAATAATAAAAGCCTAACTAATAAAGTTGATCCTGTCTCTTCAGCGGGGCCACTTACAGCTCAAACCGGGGAAGAAGAACTTGTAAGATTTAGGGTTGGCAGGAGGTTGAGTATTAGTTAGGCTTTTGAGTTGAAAGATCGACTTGGACTAGAGCTTCGAGGGTTTTTTCAGTATTGGACTCGCTCATTCCACGAACCACGCTTGCAGCATTTAAAGCGCTTGTGGTAAAGGAGCCGCCCCCGGCTGAGATTGAAACATCGGTAATGGGAGTAGAAGTAGGAGCACTAGCAAGCAGTGAGAGTAAATTTTGCTGCACTTGTGGATCTACATTCATATTTGGTTTCTGCTCCACAGTAACGCTGGATTTAGAAACCTTAGCCATAGTACCTTCACGATCCATTACTTCAAGTGCGGCTTTGTACTGAAGCCCTGGGCCATGCTTTCCAGTAAGAGCGTTACGAATAACCATCATAGAAGATGGAATCATACTCTTCAACTCATCCCGCATATTCTCGGAATTAGCTCTAATATCCATATCATACGGACTTGTAAGATTAGTAGACAACTCAATCATCTTAGCGTGAAACGCTGGGAGTTGCCGGATTAAAACTACCGTCTGCTTATTACACCCAAGATGATTTGCGATCTGTTCGTTTGTGTAATTAGCCGGATCAATAGTAAGCCTGGCTATAACCTCAATCTTCTTCGCTCGTTTCCACGTCATGCCTAACCGTGGATGCAATGCCGTAGGCTTACCGGGTGCGCTGGCCATTTATAAAATCCTCAATAGAAGTATCTGGGGGCGGGGGCTGTACGATTTGTGAAGGAGTAATAGCAGCAGGAACATTCAGGGATTTATCCCAAGCATAATCTATCTTGAACTTAGCAAGAGCTAGAATTATTTTAGATTCCGCCATAGATTTTACCCGCCTCGCGGCCACAAACCGCTCCCGCACCCCGCCTCGCTCAGATTCCCTTACTATATAAGGATACGGGCAAAATGTAAACCCGCGCATTACACTACCAAAACCCTATATTGCACCTTCCCTCAACCAACTCCCCGCCCTCGCCCATCCCCGCCCCAATACTAACTCCCAACAAGAATCCATCA